GGTACTTCGTCCAGTTGAGCAAACCCACGGAATACACTGTTTCCGTCAGCGTCTATCCTGGCCGGTTTACGGTGCGCCGCGCCGGTTTTATTGTCGCTGCCATCCTCCCACGCCCCGAAAATACCGATACTTGTTTTATCCGCTGGTAGCGACATGGTGCGTTTTGAATACGTGCCAGCGATGGAACCCGGGTTGTCCGGGTCGTCTATCTGGAACGACAAGGCAATGGGTACGCTGTCCTCTACGTAATTGGTTTGTGTTTGATCAATAATTACCTGGATCATAATCGGTGGGTGATTTTTTGGTTTGCCTGTGATAAGGTGAATTTTATAATTGCGCCGACCTCATCGGAGTTATTCGGTTCTGTCTTTCCATCGGACAGTATAACCGGTAGGTAAAACTCATCCACCGGGTCTTCGATATAAACCTCCACGGATGCGAGTGCCGCCGAAATCCAGGATGCCACGTCAGGCAACAGGATGCGGCTTTCTACTTCCCAATAATCTACCGCCTGTGTTTCGGTTTTAAAATTGCCTTTTTGCTGCCGGTCGTGCGGATCAACACCGCCGGTCCATGTAAGCGGCCGTTGTGCGATGCTGCTTTTTGTTTCGTATTGGTCACGCCGTTTGGCATCGAACGTGTAAGCATCGGCCCCGCCGCGTTGATTAAGCCAATGTATACGGATGGTAGACGGACACGCTTCGACCAGGTTAAATTTTACACTGTCGGTCAGTGCGATAAAATCCTCACCATCCAGGTAGCCAAAGTCCATGGTGTACGAGGCGATTGTTTCGTCAATCGTCAATTGTGGAGCAATAGCGGTAATCCAATCACCGGACGGTACAGCGTTAATATTGCGCGGTCCAGCCGCCACGGTAACTACCCGAACATCGGAGTAGGAAGAAAGGCTACCCGGGTCACAATCAAAATATGCAAAGTCGATCACCCCGTTTGTTTGGGTGAAAACGATTCGTGCGGTAGTAATTTCTTCGTGACAGATAAAGGAAAGGCTGTACGCCTCAGTCAGTCGAATGTCAACGCCGGATGCCGGGAAGTCGTGCAGTAGATTCCGGGACGGGTTGGTCGTCCACGGTCCAAGGCTCTGATACTCTTCGTGTTGCTGGATCAGGTTGAACGCCGTAAATGTGTCACTGGTTAACTCGCTACCGTAATCGGTCAGTAAGTTGGTGGTGCCGTCGCGGTATTCAAAACGAAACTTACAGTACACGCGAATACTGTTGGCTTCGCTGTATTCAACCACGTCGGTAAAAGGTAGGAATACGTCGGTAATGTTATCCGGAAGCGGCGCAATAACTGACTGAATCAACCCTGATATATCAGCGTCGAACGTATAAAAGTACGTCGGGCCTGATCCGCCGCGCCGCTTCCAATCCTTACGGTATTCACCGATAAGCGCTGACGTGCTGGCATTATATACCTTCACCACGCACTTTTCAAATAGCGCCGTTGAGGTATCACTGTTGATAGTAAACAGGATTGGCCGATATGCACTGCACTTTGACTGTGGCTGTAATGTTATTGATGCTGCCATTAGTTGCGATCTTTTACAAAGTTTTCAATGAGGAGGGTTATTTCCTTGCCTACCCATTCATTTACAAATTTTTCCAATTCCGCCTCGTTTTCTTCGAGCGCCACGTCTACCCATCCAGTCCGGCGACCGTTGGACGAATATTTGAAACTCCCTTTGGTCGGCATTCCTTCGCGTTTCTGTTTGCGGGCAATAGCAAACGCCGCGCTGGTGGCCTCTTTGCCCTGTAATCCCATACGCCGCTGTGCGTATCGTATTAATGCCTGGATGTATTGCGAAGTGCCGCCGCGCCGTGGGCCATCGGGCGTGTATGGAATACGGGAAGCGGGTACGCCGGTGTTTAGCGGGTCGCCGTAATCATTACCCAGCATTTGGATGGTCATTTTTTCGCCCGATACAACCACTTTCTTTTCCAGCGACGCAATGAGCGCCCCGCTAAGGTTGTGCCCTTGGTCGCGAAATTCTTTGGCCAAACGGATTTTCAGCCATTCGCCTATCGTGTTGCCGATTTGAATACTTAAGGCCATACGGTTTCATTATCAACGGTGGAGGATATGGTACTAATGTCGACCGCTGCCAGTGCCGGGTCGCCCTGGTAATCAGCGCATGAATACGGTAGGTTCATTGTTAAGGTCACGCCAACGCACACCAATCGATCAACGTGCATATTTGCATCAGTGAACCATTTCCAACTCTCAAAAGAACCGCCCCGGCTTTCTTTGAGCGCGTGCATAAATTCGGTAGCCCGCGCCAATAGTTCGTCCAGTACGGTTATCAGCGTCCGGTTGATGCTGGTCGGGTCGCCGTCCAGGTTGTAGTCTTGCAGGTTGTAAAAATACAGTTCCATATCAACCGACAAAGAGCCGCCCAAATCCTTAACCTTTCCAATATTCCCTTCCGCCGGAAGCGCCCACAATACCAAAGGTAACTTTTTACCCTCGTTGCCGTGCGGGTTGTAGTTGTTTAGGATGTTGGTGTTTATGTCGCTGTGGTACCCCGCGTGATACATCTGGAAAAAGTCGGACTGTTCTACCAGAGCGTTGAGCGTATTTGATATGAGTAGTAGTTTCATTGTGCTGCGAAAATTAAAAAACCCCGCCCCATCATTGCGGCGGGACGGGGAAACTAAACCGATTACTGCTAAGGGGGTGACTAAACCGCCTGTTGTTCTTTCTGTGCCTGACGATACGCCCGCACCTTGTTGAAGTAGGAAACCAATTGAAGAGCGACGCCGACGCCCTCCTCAATTAACACTTCTTCTTCGTCGCCCGGTGCTGGAATGTCGAGACCCTTGGCAAAAATCGCTTTCAGTTCTTCCGCTTCCAATTCGTCGAGGTCGGCAATTTCCGGTACGATTTGTTTGTAACCGTTGATTGCAGCGGGCAATTTGCCGGCGGAATCACGGAATTTTACCGCCTCCCACCAATCGAATTTGCCGTCTCCGGCTGCGTCTACAACGTTGTTGGTAAGGGTCGCTACAAAGTCGACCGCTTCACCTGTTTCTTTGATGCCTAATTTTTCGGCCATGGTTTCAATATTTTGTGAGTGATTTAATCAGTTTGCTTGTATAGGTTTTCCAGGAACTTTCCTTGCGCTTTGGATGCTGACAGGTAGGTGAACGCCTCATAAAGCGGTGCCCTTTGTGCCGCCCTTATTGAAGTCATACCCGCCTGGTCAAACATCTTTGATTCTGCTAATTCCTTCAGTGTCAGGTACCACCCGAAAGACCTTGTTAAGTCTTTGATGCCTGCTTGTACGTGCTTAACAGTCGGCTTGTTGTATAGATTGCCGAATCGAGTTTTAATGTTTCGTTTCGTTTCAGCAAAAAAAAAGCCGTCGAATACACGACGTCCATCGTAAGTCCCCGCATAATTTCGGCCCGCTCTTCCACCACTTCGTCGAAGTGATCGGGGTCGAACTTTTCACCCTCTGGTTTGAGTAGTACAGCCATTACATACGGCATCTTTGACCAGTTACCGCCCGCCACATCGGCTGCGTAATCCTCATACTGTGCGGCTTCCGCGAACTCTCCAAAGGTTGATTTCAACATGTGCTCTTCAGGTAGAGCCCACGTTTGGCCATTGAAATACCAACTGTTTTTTACCTGCTCTTTATCCCATGTGTTATAGGCTTCCTGGATTTTCCAGTACCATGCTTCCAGCATTGCGACAGGTGCGCCCTGGTGCCCGTTCTTACCCAGCAGGATGTCGGACGGTATGCCTGAAGCGCATTCAATCACCCGGGCGAAGTACGGTAGCACTTTTTTTGCGTATTTGATTTTAGGCAGTCGTTGCGCCTTTAACTTGCGCTTTGCCGGGTCTGTCTCTTCCAATATGGCTTTGAACTCTTCCGGTGCTGCCACTTCAGTTTCCACCATTGCGACGTGTTGCCTTAGCGTAATATCACCCACCGAAAGCGGCAAGGTGTAATCGGTTCCGTTTATTTTGATCAGCAGCATTAGTCGCGGTCTTTATCTTCGGAGGACGCCAATACAACGCCGCCCTTTTCACCTTTTTCGGCTTTCTCCTTTTTGGGTAGTGGCGCTGGCGCTGGCGATCCTGCACCCTTCAGTGCGAACAGGTTTGGCGCGGCCGGGTTTTGAATTTCGGCGCTACCTACACCACCTTTACCCTGAAACAGGTTTGGCGCTGGTGCGTTTTTAATCGTGCGGGATTGCGGAATGGAGCCTGAATTTTTGAACAGGCTTGGCGCTTCTTTCGATTCACGTTTGGCCGTCTCCGGGAACGTCGCCCGGACCAATCCTTCCAGTTTGAACTTCGCATTTGCCACACGGCGGTAACCCTGGAAAGGCTTACCACTTTCGCGGATGTCGGAAAGTAGTTGGCTGTAGTGGGCGCTAAGGATCGTTAAACCCTCTTCGCATTCAGCAAGGCGCTCGGAAAAACCAACTTCCTGATCCAGTTCTGGATCGGTGGCAGGCGTGTCCTGTTCTGGTGCTTCTTGTTCCTGATCCAGTTCTGGATCGGTGGCAGGCGTGTTTTTCTTAGCCATATTCTTTGCGTAGATTTTTTGCAAAGATGTCCGGCAATGTGTAGCGGATTGCTGAAAAATAGGTGCCTGATTACCCGGACGCGATTAAACCGGCGGGCTTAGCCAATTCAGCCACGGCATAACGTGCAGCGTCCCAAAGGTGATTGAACCGGTCAATCGGGATGTTTATAAATTTCCCGTTCTTTTTCTCCCAAAGATAATTTTCCTGCTCTACCCACCAGTTTGTTGAATCTCCGGTGATGAATAAGCCGCCGTCGAAGTCGTGTATTTTGGTGATTCCAAACCGCACACTATCCGGCCCCTTTGCTGCTGGCACTACCCAAAACCCGGATTCTTTTAAAAACTGTATTGCTTTTGGGTCGGCGCTATCCGCCACGATCTTGTCGCGGTGCTTGCGTATACCGGCTTTCAACAATCGGTCTGCCAGCATCGCATTTGATAGCCCGGTTTCATAAAGTATTTCCTTTCCGTAAAGCGTGTTTTTGATTTTGCCCAACTTCACCACAGCGGTGGGGTCGTTACTAAATCCAAAGTCAAGACCGTAACAAACCTTTGATTCATCCAATTCCGGGAACGATTCGATGATATGGCAGTTCTGAAATACAGCCCCTTCGACCTCACCAGTAAGGCCCAGCCCGTACACCTTCCATCGTGCCGGGTTGTTTTTTCGGTAACCCAATAGGGTACGCTTCACTTTTGGATTTACAGCGGGGTTGTTTTTGAAGTTGGAGACGATCAATTGAACGCCTGGCAACCCGATAAGATCATGCGCCCAAAACCGTGCGGTCGGGTTGTAGTCTAGGTAGGTTTGTTTGTAGGTCCGGTCGAACAACTCATCAAAGATTTCCTTTTTGACGTTTTGCGCCTCGTTAATAAACAGGTAGTCGCGCTTGCCGGAACGCGCTGTAAACTCATCTTCATAACTTTTGAACTCCATTACAGAGCCGGACACAAACACGTAGATTCGTTCCGCTACATTATAGGATAGTACCTTGCTTTTGATATAATCGCTTTCGGCAACAATGCGCCGTGCATCACGGAGCGCCCCGGATTTCAAATCGGGGATAGTGCCAGCCACAACGGTGATGATTACCCGCTGCTCAGTTACGGCTTTGAGTAGCAGCAATTGCAGGATGGCAATGGTTTTGCCGGATGAGGTGCCGCCCTGGTTAATCACCACGTCGGCGGTTGATCGCTGGTTTGCTACAAATACCTGTGTGACCAGTTCGTAGGGCCTAATCTGTACCGCCTGTTTCGTCATCTTCGATCACGTCTTTTTCGCTGCCGAATACAGGAGCGCCGCCGGTTTCAAATACATATTGCACACCGACATTACCGCTATGCGTTACCTCTGACTGGGTGCGCTCCACGAACATATCAGGGTAAACACCCTTCATTGCGAAGATGGTCACGGTTGGGTTAGGTAGGATTTCGGATGTGGTTTTAATGTGCTTTTTCAGTTTCTTTTCTTCGCCTTCACCCTCATATTCATTTTTCACCTCCGTCTTTGCCTCTCCGGTAAGCAACCTTTCAAACGCGCTCTTTGCAATTGGCTTTAACCGGTCCCAAAATATTTGGTCTTGCAGCGCTTTGGCTTTTTTATAAGCCTCGCCAAGTTCGCCAAGTTGAACAGCCCACAAACGAAATGCCGCGACCGAAACGCCCGCCGCATTACAGCAACTTTCAATTGTAGCGCCCTGACTTTCGTACAAGTCGCACACCAATAAACCGATTTTTAACTTTTCCTCATCGGTGTATTTCTTTTGTGGCTCACCTTTTTTACCTGCCATGCTTACGATAGTTTTATTTTATTCACATCACGCCAAAGGCATTAATATTTTAAGCATGTGGCCTTCAAATGCGTAGCCAACATATCCCGTCCATGCAGAAAGTGATTCCGATGACCGAACACTAACCTGTTCTGTTGACCCTGGCTCATTTGGTGACATAAACCCACCAGGAGAGAGGATAGAGATTTGCATCTGCGCTTCTTTCGCCTGGTCAAGTCTTACTGTAATTCGTCGAATCACAGCAAAGAGCCGGTGAAGTCTTTTATTAAGTTGATTTTGTCTGCGTTTTCTGTGACGTTTCATGTTTTGTATTTTGATTTTATGCCGCAATTATCCGGCCACTTTTTCCGTTGGGTGCGGCACGTTAATTAATCTTTCATTTTCACTTAGGAACAAACGCACATCTTCCATTGTTTTCTCCCACTCTTTTCTGTGCCTCTCCAATGGTGCGTCGTTTTGAAGATCGGCTAAGTCTCTTAATAATTTTAAGCACTCTACAAGCCTAAATCGAACCTCTTGCTCTTCCATATTACTTTCTTAGTTTAGAAATTATATCATATATCTCACAGTCGGGATTTATAATTGTGATAATCAAATCATATTTATCATTGCAATCAATCCTGATATTACCTTTGTCAAACTCCAATGTAATAGCGTCTTTCCTGCTTCCGTCCTTTGTTTCCAATGGCTCCGAGCAATCCTCAAACCAGTGTTCGTTATGGCTGGTTAGTATAATGGTTGATTTAGTACTCATATAATCTTCTTTAGTGGTGATCTTATGTCGGCAAACCTTGCAGCGTTCAATTTGCCATCAATGCTGATATATTCCATAAACTGCTTCTCTGTGGTATGCCCGGTAATCTGCATCAACACAATTGCCGGTGTACCATCCTTGTAAAAGTTCGTTGCGAACGACCGCCGTGCTACGTGTGTGGTGATCTTCTCCCACTTCTCAAATATTTCAGACGTTCGCTTTCCTGACTTGTTGCCTGTCACAAACATTTTGCCCGTCATCCCTGCCAGTTGCCCCAACTCTTTGAGGTAGTCGTTCATTTTCTGATTTGAAATGTGGGGTGCCCTATACGCATACTTGGTTAATATCGCTTTCGGTATTGGCAGTAAAGGTATGGAAATCATTTGCCCTGTCTTTTGGGCGGTGATGCCGATGATTTCCGAACCCTCCACCGTTTCGATGTGTTCCGGCCTGATCCTGGTAAAATCTGAAAACCTCAAACCGGTATACGCTCCAATCAGGAACAGGTCGCGCACCCGCTCCAGTTTCGGGGTACTGCTCAAATCCATTTCATACAGCGCCTCCAGTTCCTCAAACGACAAAACGACCTTTGTTGTCTTTGCTCGCTGTACGGTAAAGTTTTGGTAATCGGTCTTACTGTGCAGCCCCCGCCGTTCCGCCTCCCTCATGAATTGCCGGATTACCGACACGTATTTAGCCGCCGTATTCGTGCTGAAGTTTCGCGGCGCTCCAAACATCCACTTTTTTAGATCGTTAAAAAACTCGCTTCCAATGTCGGAGAAATCCAGCCTGTTACCGCGCCGCTCTTTTGCGTACTGCTTCAGCATATTTAAAATGCTGGTGAATTTCTTCGTGTTCGCCTCGCTCGTCAATCCTTTGCGCTCACTGATGTACAACTCAACAAACCCGAATAATGTTTGGTTTTCGTCTTTGGTTTCCACTGGTCGAGCTATCCACCCCATGCGGTACTGAAATTCCCTGTCCATTGCTTCAACTGAAATACAGCCGTTGCCATGGTCTTTGTAAACCCCCTCCATGGTTGCCGCCATTTCATCAAGTAGCCGGTTTACCTTGACGTGGTGTGTTGGGTCGGCCCTGTTGATGGTTGCCCGCTGTTGTGACTTGCTCCAGTACTTCGGGTTTACCTTTGTTCCTGGCACCGTCTTTTTGTACCGCACCGCCGTAGCCCCGTTCTCCATGTAATGGAAGAACATGTATATATATGCCGTCTCCTCTCCTTTTTTTTGGAACAGGTTAAACTTCGGTTGTGGTCGTAGGTTGCGCGGCATGTCGTTGTTTTTTTGCAAGATAAGCGAGTGCGGCGGCTTCTGCGGGGTTGCAATTAAAAAACAACTCAGAAATACTATTTACATTATCAATGTAAAAACCACGATTATCGCCAATAAAAGAAATTGAGTAGATACTGCCCAATTCTCGCAAAATGTCGCTTGCTGTGAAAGCGGGAACAAAATTATTAGGATTTAATATTTGGTCATTTTTCCCGCATTCTGTAATGTAGTCAGCAAAAGATTTACAAACAGCGAAAACTAAATGCCATTCCCCGTCTGCATCGTACCAAAACTGTCCTACCTGTGGGCGCGGCACCGGCATGCCCGCCGCAATAAGTTGTAATGAGGTTTCTTTTGTTGTGATTTCCATAATTCGATTTAGTAATTGACTACAAAGATAAGTAAATTTTTGTAGGTAGGTTAAAACTTTAGTAATTGCATAACCCGTCACAGTGAAACAAAGTCTACCTATGCAAAACCCTACACTTAAACAACCCATCACAGCCCGTCACAGCCGGGTGTTGTTCCTGCCAGGCCCACAACTCGAAAGACGCAAATAATTGACAATCAATTAAATGCGTCTTTCTTGTTTTAGATTTTGGGCAACTGTATTAGTTTTGTAGGTAGGCTAATACGATTTGCTACGCTGTTTCTATCCACGCAAGTCGCTCTACCAAGATTTGTGAGTACGTACGCATGGCGTTTAACTGCACATTTAAAAGTGATTGCTGTACAGGTGAAATAGACTGAAAGGCATCTGATTTTTGAAACGCCTCAAGTTTTTCGATACGTTCATTTAGTTGCGCTTTTTCTTCAATTAAGCGCGTTTTAAAATCTGACATAAAAAGTTAGTTAAAAAAGTTAGCCTACTCTTTTTTTGGGTTTTCGGCATCGCCCATTATGTTTTTATTTTTTTGATTTAATAACCTTCAATCTCATATCAATTGCGGCCTGTCCGTATTCCAGTAATGGCCGTGGGGTGTGCTTATTCCAGCCCTTGTATTTCTTTCGGAACGCGTTTTGCTCAAACACCACTTCAAAGGTGTCGGTGTTGTCGTCAAAATCATACGTGACCAAATCGCCCAGGCAAATGACGCGCCCGGTTATGTCGGTTGTGTGTGTTGGGAATCCGTTCTCCATTAGTCATCTTTAAGGTTTTCAAGTGACTTGCTCAATATTTTTATCCTGTCGTCTATCCTGCGAAGGTTTGCAGCATGTGCAGAAATAGCCGCTTTTCGCTCTCTTTCCAATAGCCTTATCTCAAGTGTGATTTCATGGCCTATTATGGTAGTCCTTGTTTCTCTTGGAAGGGTGTTAAATCTTTCTTTTGCTTCGTCCCTTGTCATGTCAGTGCGTATTTTTTGCCAACGCCAAAACTTCGCCCCGGTCAAAGCGCGGAAACTTACCCACGTAGTGAGCAGTTAACCGACCATCACGGCGGGCATAGTCAATTGTTGAGGTTGAAACTTTGATTAATTGCGCCGCTTCCTGTTTGGTCAGCAGCGTTTGTGATTCGCCCGGCATAGTGTCCGGTCGTGACTGGAGTAGCGCGGATTTCACAGCGCGTTCGATAAGTTCCTCCAGTTGGTCAGGCGTGAGTACTACGATTGCTCCCATGTTAAAAATTTTGCGGTTCATCAAGAAATTCGCCGGTACAGGCGTGGTCGTACACCTCTTTCATGTATTCCGGTTTGGTAATCATCAGGTATAAATAACCTGCAAGCAGCGGGCGCATTTCCTGCGGAAAACTTTGCCTTGTGTTTTCCCTGTATTCAACCACGTTGCCTTTGTAAAATTCATACACCCTCCCTTTTGTAAGGAATGGCGCATCGACCAACAATCGAAAGTACCGGTAATGGTTTACACTTGTTGCTATATTGGATGTATCGTTCATATTACTTTTGTTATCAGGTAAGCCAGCACCCAAAACGGAATACTGAAAATGAGGCCAAAGAATATGCCCCGGAAAAGTTTGTGGTTCATGTCGGTTATGGTTTTATTGTGCGGTTCGCAATAACAAACCGGCGGCGACTGGCGTAATACACTTTCCCGTTTTTGTCACGTAGCGCATACAGTACCGACCGGCGCTCTCTGGTTTTGGAAAAAGATATGTGAACCCATTGGTCAAACTCCTGAATAATCTGATCAAAGGGAATATTGCTTGCGACGATCATGTCAAAAAGTTCCTGCGTTTTTAAGCCGTCCACATGGATGTCGGCGGCTTCGCCTTTCTGGTGTTGGCTGGTTTGCGCGCCGCCAACCTGTTTGTTTAACTTCTGGCAACGGTAACCGCTCGTTACCCTTACCGGTTTCCCGACAAGGGCCCTGATTGGCTCCAGCGTTTTGAGGCAAAGCAGGGTTAACGCTTCTATTTGTTGCCAACTTGGTTCATTTTTTATGCCAAGCATTTCAGCCGTTTTACTGGCTTTCATTTCGTTGAGCGTGAAGTGTGGAGTTAATTTGATCATTTCAAGTACTGATAAATAATGAATAATAAACCGGCTAAAATCCCGGCCCTTAGCGCCCATCCCCAAAGCCATATAATTGTGATCGTGACTATCGTATCGAACGGAATAGGCAGCAAGGCCACATACCACCAGTTCCCGCGAAAGAAAAGCCACAGCCCGAAAGCGGTTAAAAAGTTCACGGTCCAAAACCATTCCGTTTCACCGTTCGTTTTGCCGCCTTTCTTTTTGATTGGCGCGTTCCATACGGCTAATATTCGGTGCATCCTGGATTCCAATCGTTTCGCGTTCACTGGCAACACTAACCATATCCGCCATACTTTGCCGCGCACTGTCCTGTCTATGCTCTTGCGCCGTTGTTCTGCGTTCTTTGCAATCCCGATTTTGTGGCGGTATGGCAGGGTTGGTGCTACCATGATGTAAAGGCGCTTCATTTTACAAACATCCTGATGGTGAAGTAAGAGAGCGTGATCATGCAAAAGGCGATTGCAAACCGTTCGCCTGGGTCGTTGGGCTTACCGAAAATCCGGCGGTACAGCCATTCGTTTTGGTTATTGTTCATATTGCTGGATTGTTTGAAAAATGCGGTAAACTACTTGCGGCACTACAGCGTTTCCGAGCCCTTTAATTCTGTGTACCCGATCGGGTACCCCATCATCCACTCCACAAACTGCGGGTTTAGTTGTCCACTCATCCCAGCAGTCAAAATCGCGCCCGGTATGCTGTCCCGGTCTCGCAATGAGTTCGGGAGTGTTGAATGGTCCGCGTTCTTTGGTGTTGGGGTTGGCAATATTTGGTTGTGTATCGCCCAAACTAAATCCTTTTGATTTTGTGACGGATAATACATCCCCACTGTTTTCTCCGTGTCGTGCGGCCTGGGCGTGTTTGGTGTGGGTAACATCAAAACCGCAGTCTGCAAGTCCAGGCCGCCCTCTCCGTGAATCGACGGCGCATTTCCTGATTGAGCCTTTGGCGTGGGCAACAAACCAAATCCTATCCCTTTGGTGCGGTGCGTTACAGCCCGCAGCTGGAAGTAGGAACGGTTGCACTTCGTACCCCGCAGATTCCAAATCAAATTGCACCTCGTCGAATACCATTCCCCCGTTCCAATTAATAAGGCCGCGAACGTTTTCGCCCACAACCCAACGTGGTTGGATTTCTTGAATGATTCTAAGCATTTCCGGCCAGAGATGTCGGCTATCTTCTTTTCCTTTTCTTTCACCGGCGTTGCTGTATGGCTGACATGGGAATCCTCCGGAAATAATGTCCAGTTTTCCGGCGAAAGGTCGCCCGTCAAATTCTCGAATATCGCTGAATCGTTGTGCATCGGGATAATGTTGTTTTAAAAGTTTCTGACACCAAGTATCTATTTCGACCTGCAATATGTTTTCCCATCCCATCCATTGTGCGGCCAGATCAAAGCCGCCGATGCCGGAAAATAATGACCCGTGCTTCATTCGTCAAACAGGTTTTTGAGTTCCCGAAACTCAGCCGCTTTCATTTCCCGGAGTTTGGCCGCGTCCCGTTTGATCCGGTTGATAATTCGGGCCTTCTGTTCTTCGCGGTCCACCGGGTCGGTGGTTACAAGTGTCCAGTTGGCGTATGCTTCAACGCTGTCACCACGCCTTACATAAGTCACCCGATTACTTTCAACCGCCCAATACTGTATGCCATCAACACTGGTATACCCCTTTTTAAGATCATTAATGCGGGCGTGAACGGTACTCACTTTAATACCTGTGCTTTCGGCAATACCAGGTACATGAAGTTCAAGTCCTGAATTTACCCATGTCAACAAGCAGTTAAAGACTGTATCAACCTGCCGTTTACGCTTTGCGCTGTCGGGCTTGTGTGCGAGTAATGAAGTTGCTGCTACCATTTTATTCAGTTATCATTTTTTCGATTGCTAAAATCATTCTGCTTCTCATTGTCGGGTCTTGCTTTAATGCGTTTGCGGCAGAAGTAACCTGTCCCTCCATCATGCCCACAAGGTTCTTTGCGACCTTGCGCTGAAACTCTTCTTTTATGGTTGCCTTAAACTCTTCAGAGCCAATAACCTCTCTGAATACATTTTTTAAAACATCGGTGACATCTTCTTTTTCAGACTCAAAAACCGCTTTAATTACGGCATCGATCGGGGAGCCGTAGCCGCCAAGTTTTGTTTTAATTACTTCGGCTAATCCCTCATTAAGAGCTTTTAATACTTGTTGGTCAAGATTCATTTTATATCAGTTTAGAATTGAATATTTTTTTTAGCGTTTCAATCGTTTCCATTTTGGGCAGTTGAGAAGATGGTGCCCGTACTAAAAAAATCCTGTCGGCCGCCATCGCGTTGTATTTTTCGATGTCTCCCATAAAACCGGAACCGCGTGTGTGCCTTCCATTCGACCAGATACCGCCCTCAATTTCCAGCGCTACCCGTATGCCGTCCCATTCAAAGTAGTAGTCAATTCGCCACAGTCTTGTCGGGTGAAACTTGTATTCAGGTTGCGGCATCGGCAAAGAGTGAGCCTTGCACAACTGCTTCAGTACGATTGCGTAGGCACTTTCCGTAGTACAGGATGTCGGTTTCGCAGCCTCTTTTGGCCGCTTGGTACTGGGTGATTTTGGCTGCGTTGCCTTTATCATTTGTGAGGTTGTCCAGCGCATTTAGTAAATCGTCTAATCGTTTGAGTACTGCCAGTAACGACCGCCGGTTTGCCTGGTCGTTGTCCCTGACCACCTCCAGTAGCGTACATTGTAATTGTAGCGCGTCTTTGGTGATGGTCAGGTCGTCGCCGTCGTCGTTGAATATCGTTACCTTATCCATCGCGGCGGTGACTTATTCCTGGCATCTTTATTGACTGCACCATTTCGGTAAGCCTATCGAATGCCATTGGTGAAAGGATGGACTGTATCTGCTTTGGGTCGTAATTGCTTACGAACATGGAGAACTGCCGGTATTTTTTGAAGCGTTGGTAGCGGCTTTCAATGATTGATTCATTCGCGTCTACCTTATTCCCAAACCGGTTAATCGGCATTGACTTGCGGCCGAACTCATCGAAGCAGCGGAACGCCTGTTCATTTACCTGTATCATATCACTTTTACCATCCATCAGGGCGATGTCGTATTCTAAGCTCCAGTCTGTAAACTGAAACTGTTTGAATAACTCCCGCTGTTGTGCGTATCGCTGAAGCAGTTTTACAAGTTCCGTTTTAAAGGTGCCAGGTTCACCATACAACCAAAAACCCTTTGCAATATCCAGCGGTCCGGTCGGGTCGTTAATCAGCCATTTAAGCAGCGCAATTGCAATCAAACCCTGATCGGGAGAAAGTTCAATTTTATACTGAGCCAGGTTTTTTGTAACTGCAATTTCTTGCGCCCGGTCTTTGATCAGTTCTTTAAACTCCGTCCGTGCCGTTTCAAAATCTACCTGCTGAATCAATGGCGCAACCATCGTCACGCGCTGCATTTTTTTGCCGGAAAAAACGCGCTCCCAATAAGCCGCCACCGCCTCGGTATTACCTACTACCCGCGCATTGCCTTGGCGGCTTTGTGATTCCCGCAATTGCTCCAGCGTTCTACCGCCGGAAAGTTCTTTTGCAAGTTTTTCGATTTCAGTTTGTGCGTTCATTAGAATGGCATTTTTTCACCTTGTGGTGTTTTGATAATCGGGGTAATCGGCCCGGCTGCTTTTTGATAATTTTGCGCCGGGCGCGGTGTGTTATTTTTTTGAAATGTTCGACTTTTAATGAGCCACCCGGGAAACTTATCAGAGAAGTACCGCACTGGCTTTGTTCTGATTTCGTGTATGTCGCTGGTTCCCGCTCTGTAATTTGAAAAGAAGGCCATTGCTTCGGCTTTCAATTCATCATCCGTTTTTGTAATCCGCGCCGTGTCCATCCATAATTTTACGGTTGCCGCGTTTTGTTTCATCCAATCGACCGCTAACTCCGTACTTTCTTCCAGCGTGAAAATGGCTGCTGATTTTTCAGGTTTTGGCGGGTCTGTTTTTTTATTATTAGATTCACTGGCTAATACTTCACTGGCTAATACTTCGTTGGTCGTTTTCTGATAAGGGGGGGTGTCGTTTTCTGATAAGGGGGGGTAGTTGTTTTCTGACAGGGGGGTGTCGTTTTCTGATAAGGGGTCTTGTTCTAATTCCTTGCCCTCAAAATTTACATAAACCGATAAAAACGAGTTTGTTATTTTGTAGAGATTCGACGTTTGCCCGTTATCGTTTTTTCTCTCTGACATCGAAATGAGTCCCTTAGAAACGCAAGATTTTTTGACCGCTTGCATCTTTGTCATGCCCCACTTAGTGTCTTTACACAGCGTCTTGTTTGAAGGGAAACACGCCATATTTGAGCCTATGCGCTTTGCGATGTGGCACATTAACCAAAACTCGTCTTGGTCGCATACTTCAAATATTTTAGTGTGTATATTTAACATTGCTTAGTTGCTTTTTAAAAACCGGCCCGATTTACATCAGACCGGGAACATATATTCATTTTACCCTATTAACCGTGCGGTGGGCAGGACTCGAACCTGCATGGAGATTCATCTCACCTCCTCCTATTACCGATTTGAGCGGCTGTTATTTTTTCGGCTCTCCAGCCTTTGCGTCTACCAATTCCGCCACCACCGCAAACAATTCACCCGAACTCAACATCAATAATCTTTGCGGATTGATAAGCCATACCAAGTGTCATGTATGGCTTTAATTCTCGCCACATCTTAGATACGGCCTCCTCGGAGTCATCTGCCCAAACTGTTCTTGTTCCAGAATATGAGCCATAGCAATACTCGATTGTGTACTTGTTCATGTTGTAATTATTTAAATAAAAAACCCCTTGTGAACACCGGCGCTGGTAAAGCAAGTCGGGAAGTCTAACCCGTACAACCGGCGCTCACAAGGGGCGCTCAATAAAACCTTTGACTTTTTAATGATCAACCAGGCTACCACCCCCGGTTGTATTGTTGTACAAAGATAAGGTATTTATCTACAACAGTACAACTATTTTGGTAAATTTTTTTTACCTTTTTCAGGCTGGCATTTCCTCGGGTAAAACCGGCCACCATGCAGCGCGTGTCGGCAGTTCCCCGGCTTCAATTTTCTTGTACCTGGAGCAGTAAAGCGCAAGCGCGTTGTTGTTATGCACTATCGCGGCGGTATAAACCCGATCAATGCGGGCGTACTGCACACGGTCAGAACCGGCGGCAACCTTTACACCTAATTTGGTTTCGTACCAACCATCTACGTTTTCACATGCGCTTTTGGCCTCATTATAAATGAGAAAGTACAAGTGGCTGAGCGCATTCTTTTTGGGTATCACCGTTGATAATAGCGTTGATTGCATCTTGTTTGTATTTTGCGAGTTTGGTAATAGCGGCGGCGATCTTTGCGCCGGTGATCGGATCGACATTTTTGCCGTTCAAAAACCGGCTCACCGTTGTTTGTGGTACACCGCTTTCTTTGGTTATATCGGATTGCCTGATTCGCAATTCCTTTGCGTTACTCTTTTCTGTATTGAACATAATTTGTTTTGAATTTTAAAAACCGCCGACCAAACTTTTTTGACCAGCGGCCCCGTATATAAAATCTCATGAAAGTTATTCGTTGTCACCCCAAAGAGCCTTTGCGGTTTTTAGATTTTTTTCGGCTTCGTTAACCGCTTTTTTTGCGTACGTAAGGCTGAAGGAATGAGACCTTTCAATACTGCCATTTTTCAATCCTTCGTGTTTGGCCTGTGCTTTCTCCAGTTCAAATTCGTAATACTCAATACTTTCCGGCATGGACAAGTTTATGGTATTTGCCTTGCTTTCCCAGTATGCGGCGCGCTCTTCGTATGTTTCTGCCTTATCGGAAAACTCAACACACTTTGCCATACGGTTCCAATTGCGGTCAATCAATGCGCGGTGCCGCTTTTCGCTATGGTGGCCAACCTTAATAGGTTCTGCTAGTACAAGGAAATCCTTGCCCTCTTGTGAGGCTTCGTAATACTGGGTACTTTTCTTTTGGGCATTGTTGGCGGCTCCTTGCAAGCGTGCGGCCCGGCGCTTTGCCCACTCCTGCACATTGAGCCCGTCAGCCCGTACAATGGAGTAGTAGTAGTACCCGTCCTTTTGGAATACCTGGTTAAAAACAATTGAGGCGTTCTCTTTGCCGTATTTGTTTTGCACCATAATCTCATCGCCTTTTTGGTGTTGCTCCGTGCATTTTGCTACCCAAACATTCGGGCAATATTTAGCGTATGTATTCATTGTTTGATTTGTCTTATGAAATGCGGAAAACTCGCGAAGTTGTTTCTTTTTTAAAGCGCTCAAATATCTCCGGCGCTTCTTCTTTGATCCGGTTGGCGTCAACGGTGACCCTGCCTTGCTGCTTCCAGGAAAACAGACGCGCACCCATGTATGTGCACGTTTCGTTTTCCATCATCTTTAACTGTATACCTTCAATCATTTCCGTGTTGGCGGTTTCCAGTTCTTTGATCTTTGCGGCGTTCTCTTTAATTTGATAGTGCCAGCGGGCCACTTCTTCGTCAACTTCCAGCACCCCGCCAACCTTTGAAACGATCTTCAAAATATCTTCTTTGCGAAGTGGCGGCGGTGGCACATTTGCCAGTACATTGTTGTGCCAAAAATCGGCGGCTTGCTGTACCATCTCGTTAAATATTTCTTCGTTGAACTCAATTTCAATCCAATCAAAGTCAACGCCACGGGACAACCAAGCAATGTACCCGCGTTTCTTCCCGGTGATACCCTGATACCACAAGTTCTGAAAGTACCAGTTAAGCGGTATGTCTTCTTTTTGTGGGGCTTTCTGTGTGGTTTTAATCTCCAGTACAGCGTCGCCGTGTTTGCCTTTTACAAATCTGTCAGGCGTTCCTATGCAGAAAGTATGTATAGGGTGGCAAAAGTGATTGTCACCGCCGCCGTAACATTGCAGCCCGCTTTCATCCTCAAACATTTGCGCCACAACCGGCTCCAGGTAGTTACCCGCTTTGGTAAACTTGTTACCCTCAAAACTTCCTACCCTTCCGGTTTTTGCTTCCCATAATGCGTAGGGTGTTTGGTATGGATTCAGGCCAAGCACTGATGTAATTTCGCTGCCGCCTATCCCTTTGGAGCGGACTTCGTGCCATGCGTCGCGGTTGCTCATTGTACGGGTCGTTTTTGTAGTGACGATTTCCAATTGGTTGCATCAAAGTGTTTGCCTATTTCAAAATAATTGCCTTTTGGCTGGCAAAACCCGGCGTTCATTCTTTCGGGTTTATGTGTATATAAAACGCCGTTTCCGTCGCCATCAATTGCAAAGTATATCCAGATGTCAGGATAAAGATTCCAATCAGGAGAAGTCGGTAATTTTTCCGTATCACTCATTATGCCAGTTCGTTTTTGCGTTGATTGAATACCGTCTTCACATCGGCACGGTTTGACCATTCGGACGCGCCCTGCTGCCAGTAGCGCTCCAGTTCTTCGGTGTCATTGCAGGATGCGCAACCGTCGCGTATAGTTTGCAGGTCGGACGCCTCGGTAATGTCATCCCCTTCGGCATCATGTGCGCCCCCAATTGCGCCCTGTTTGATGTCGTCAATATTTACCGTTTTATCATCGGTGGACATTGCGGTGGACACTTGCGAGGAAAGCGGGGTAATTTTCAATAAAGAACGGAGTGCGGTTTTTTTCCACATTTCGTCTGTCCATTGCGCCCAAATGCCGGAAGCGTCGCCCTTTTGGTTTGCTGATGCCAAGCGGCGCTTTTCAATTTCATTGCGGCCCATTACCACGAATTGACGGCCACCGTTTGCAAACTCAACAACGGCGTAAGCAGATACCAGTTTGCCGGTATTGTCAAGTTGTGGCTTGTGGGTAATCTTCGGGTTTGTGCCGCGCTCAAAATCAAATGCGTCACCTTCGCGCACCACTTCGGCAAACAATTCCCGGACGTTACCGGTACGAAAAGCGAGTTCGATTAGGCCCTGATAGCCGATCTGAAAAATACATTCCTTCGCCCATTCATCACCACGGCGAACATTGCGCGGAACGTAGAAGCAGTGGCCCAATGTTGGGTTAAGCCCCAGCAGCGAAGTATTAAGGACGGCCCCGATCAATGAAGGGATTGAACATTCTTTCAGCGCGGGCGTGTTGCTGATTTGAAATACCGCTGCCTGAATAATGGCGTTGGGCGATTGCCCCCCGGGTAACGCTTTGCGGATTGCGTCTGCGTATGGAATAAGTACGCTTTCGATTGCGCCGGAATTAAAGCCGGACATGGTGCCGGGTTTTTGTGCCGCTTTGATTGCGGTTTGTGCTTTTGTCGCTAATGATTTGTTGTCTGACATCGGTTAGTTTTTAATTGTTGGAAATTTACATGCCAAGCACCGGCACGTTTCGGGACCAGCGGCCCCGCATTTGCAATCCCAAATGAGTATCTTAGGCATGGTTTAGTTATCCGATTTAAGTATGAAAAATCGGGCTTCGATTACTTCCGTCCCGTAAATGGTTTCAATAATGAAGTGGTCAATATCAGCCACAAAACCGTCGACGCTTTCCGCCTCATCAGGCAGCATATTTAAAGCGTCTTCGTATTCTGATTCAATACCGAGCACGATCTCCTCGTGCTCGGTAACTTTGATTGCTTTGTACATTATGCCGCTTCGGTTTTAAGGTTAATCACTTCGTAAGTGGTTACCATGATAGATGTAGTTTTTGCATTTGCATCCCGCACGATCTTCTCCTGGAAAGAGAAGAAATCCGCAACATCTTTTTTTGTGGGCGACATTGACGCCTCAGTGATTGCCAATTCAATATCTGCAATCAGGCTGCGGTTGCGCTGGAAATCTTTGTTGTAGAAATCCAGTTCTTTGTATTGATGATTTGGCGTGTCTACGGTGGCGTCGGCGCACATAAAGAAGCGTACCATGTCAAACTCGTTTTGGTATTCGCCATCTTCCAGGAGCACCTTCAAATTACATTCTCCGTAGCAGTGCCATTCAACGCCCAAATCAGGGTGTGCGCCGTCTGCATCAAATGAAAATGAAAACTGTACTTTGTCGTTAAATACTGGAGCGTTCATAATTTTTTACACGATTAGTTTTAAGTGAATTACTTTTGCGTTTGCCGCGATTGTTGCACAAAGATAAGTAGGTTTCTACAACTCTACAACTTTTTAAGCAACTTTTTTTCATAATTATTTGTATTTATTCATTCACCTATACTGCTAAACCGATGAGCAAAACGAATGAAGGTAAAAAATTGCACGATTTAATCGTGCAGGATAGGAGCCGAACCAAGCGAGAATTTGCCGAACTACTCGGCGTCCACTACTCCTATCTGTCACGTTTAGAGGGAGTTAAAAAAATACGCCGCTCACTTGCTGTGCGGGCGAAGGAAGTATTCAACCTGCCTGACGGCTTTTTCAAGTTGGACGAAAGCGTCGATACAGGTGACGACGATAAGGGAACTACAACAATACAACTATTACAGGGTATTTCCGAAAAGTTGGACGACCTTATCGACCTGCTGAAACGAAAATAAAAAAGCCCCGATCCTTTGATCGAGGCTTCACACTTCAACAAATTAATCCCATGAACATTTTATTCTGTTGTTTCTAAAACCCAAAAATCTGCGGTGTAGTCTGTGTCGTCCAGGTATGCGTAAGGCATCCAAAAGAATCCTTTATCTCCCCACTTTGTACCCCACGAATTTTGAATCTTAAACGCCTTGCGCCGGTTGGAATAACCGACGGCAATAACAGCGTGACCACCTTGCAATACTTCGCCTTTTTTGGGCATCTGCATTGTCGGCTTACTTTTGGTGATCCTGAAAAAAGAATCGAATACCATAAACCCAAACACCACCGGGAACCCGGCAATCAACGCGCCTTTTACTTGTGCGCTCGACGGCGAAACACTGTAATACCGTATGCTCTGATTCTCCAATGCCTGACGGTATGCGTCCGAAGATGGCTTTTCTTTGAACCGATCAATTATATACGGCCACCGCATTTCTTCGGGCGCTCCGTACTTGTTTATGGTTTTGAACCCGTCACGGATATACGCGCCGCTATCCTCGTTTACTGTGTTGATTAGTACCCGTTCGTTGTAGTAGATGAACAGGCGCGACGCGGCGAACTGTTTGCCCTGCTTTTCTTTGGCATGGTAGATCGCTGCTGCGATGGCGTTTGCCGTGCAACTACCTAATGTTCCCTGATTTAATACCGGCCCTGTGTAGGCTGACAGATCCACGGTGGACGGCTCCTTTTTCTTTGGTACGGCAGCGAACTTGAAATCTCGTTCATCCGGTAGTCCTGGCAACCACCCGGGCTTAAATTGTTCTTGTTTCATAAATCAGGTAGGCTACAAATAAGATGATCGATATAAACGCCGCCCACATTCTAAAGCGTTGGGTGGTGCGGGGTACTTTGATCCCCAGTGAAGGAATGGAATAGTATTGCCCTGTTGGGTCGTCGGTGCCGTTGTAAAATACATCCTGATCAGTCAGCCGGTTGATGGCTGCCTTTTGGGTAAACACTGCCGGGTACGCCGAACACACCAGCACGGCGATACCTGGCCGCCCGATAAACAGAAACGGCACGGATAGCGCCATCTGCTCCAATTGTACCCACAAATGCAAGTCAATGCGCGGTTGTTTGCCGTACTGCATTGCCATTATCCCGGACAGCATCGCCACCAAAAAAGCAATGATCGAAAGCATATTGCCGACTTGAGACGGCAGGAACGACCAGCCCGCAAATACTTGCAGCGTAATCGACATCATACACGTAGCGTTTATCACCATCACAATGGATATAATGGTCGGCGCTGCTGGTGCCTTTTCTTTCGGGTTGTACAGCATCCCGTTACGGACGCCCGACAAGAACCGATGCAGGACAAAGGCAAAAAAGACTGTGATTAGCGCTGTACCCATTGTTTGGTTTTTGTGTTGTATTTAAATTCCTTTTCACCTACCCGGACAATGCCGCCGGGTAATAACTCTGTTGTCGGTGCTGTTGGTTCTGCTGCCTGTTCTTCCGGTAGGTCGGCGCTATCCAGCCGGGCGGCTACGTCTGCCGGCTGTCGAATGGTGTACTGTTGGCTAATCGTGGTCCACCGGTTTTTAGCGTTGCGAAAGAAGTCGGTGGTATAGCCATTGAACGAGTTTAACCGGATTACGGAGCCAACAAAAGCAGCGGCCCGCCATTGGGTTGTCGTGTCTGCCTTCCATTGGAACGCGCCCGCGCCCGTGACCCGGAACCTTAACCCTGTACCATTGACGGACCACCCGGCATCCAGTAGGTTTTTCTGATCGTTCCTTAGTGAATCCAGCGGCGATTTACCCAGTAGCGCCGGTAATGTTCGGCCAAACCTGATTAACTCCGTAATTTGTAAACGGTAGCCGCTTACAATTTGTGCGTCACTGGCAAACGTTGTGGCCGCGCTTTTGATGTTTTCCCGGAACCGGTTCACGGTTGTTGTGGTGTCTCCGATCGGGATAATGTTAGTCGTTTCTTCGCCGGTGTTAAACACCTGGTATTTGACCTGGTAAAACACCCCGTTACGGTTAACAATCCACGACGAATCCGTGGTGATTTCCTTCTGTTGCCCAAAAGCAATGGCTGGCAGCAGTGCCAGTAAAAAAACGATAAATTTGTTCATGTTTAATTATTTGATGTAGATAATGGTGTCCATTCGGCGGACACTGTAAATTTTATACGGTGCTGACATTCCGGTACCAGCGCCACCACTGGTCAATGTCGTTGGCGTTAATGCGCTATCCCCGTCTATTGCCAATGAATACCCGGCCCCGGCGTTAAACGTTACGACGTTAGTAGCGTTACGGGTGCAACGGAATGTGTACCAGCGTCCCTCCTGTAAAGTGTTATCGAGCGTTACTGTAAATGCTCCAGCGTTGGCGTCGAATCGGTAGGTTAGATTGCTCGACGCGCCGGGCGTATTCGCTGATGTAATGAGTTGTAAGGCGCTGCCGGTTATGTCGCCCTCAATACTGGCTACTGTTCGGGTGGATGCGCTTTCGCGATAGGTTAATTTTGAACCCGAACTATACCACAATTCACCACCGGCCGGTGATGCAGGTGTGGCGCTCGGTAACTGGAACGTACCTTCGCTGGTCCACTTTACAGTTTTGGTCGATGGTGAGCCAGCGATTAAACGCACCCCGGTAGCGCCACGCACTACCATGTCGCCATTCACCGACCTGGTAACTACGTCCGGGTATTCGGCGGATATGTAAAACCGGTCGGTACTGGTGTGGTCCCGACCGGTGAAGTAGTTATTATTGGTAGTGCCGTCGTTATAGGTCTGGCTTACCAATCCCGGATATGTGCCGGAAGTATTTGACGTTAGAAATGTGAGGCGGTTGGCTCCGATGGTGACGGTACGGGCTGCGCTGGTGGTGCCATCGGCGGTGTATATATTCGTTGCACTTAATACCCCAGCCGTAATAGCGACCCCCGCACCTAACGTTAGTGCTGATATATCCCCATCGGCATCGCGGCCCATTATTGAGGTCGGCGTACCATTACTGCCTGTAATCCTGGCTTCCCCTTGTACATGGAGTGGCAAAACGGGTGATGTGTTCCCTATTCCTAATCTCCCTTCAATTAAAAGTCCATTTGTTGGTGCTGTATTTGTTCCGGCGTATGTAGTGCCAATAACCGCTCCGCCTTCAACATCGAGTCTATTTATGGCGTTTGATGCCGTTCCTATTGAAAGCCCTGTTGCGTTACCTCTTGCGAATCCACTATTGCCCACTCTAAAATCTATATTCCCCCCTGATGGAGCGTTTAAGATTGTTTGAGACGATCCTACATCTGCTAAAAATGCGTAGTTACTGATTGTTGGCGTTAATGATCCAAACCAAATACCCGGATAATTCGTAAGTCCCGCCACGCTTCCAATCGTAATTTTATTGGCGTCCTGATTATTAAACACACCGTTTGCATTGAAAATGCCGGAACCGTTAGCCTGAAAAATATATGCAGAATTTAACTCCGTCAAACTGCCAACCAACACTCTATCTCCTGTGGCTGTTAAATAGGTATATGATCCAGCATCGGTCCATTTGCTTAATCCCGACGCTGTGCCGGAAATTGTTGTAGTCCCTGAGACGTGTGATAAGGTTATACCTGTGCCGCTATTTAGTGTAAATGATCCGCCTGAGCTTGAAAGAGTGTTTGTATAAGATGTCGTGCCTGAATGTGAGTAGGTTTGTATTTCATTTGTACTGCTAAGGTCGCCGGTATTTGCAATTACCCCCGATATAATACTAATCCCCGCCCCAGCCGTATAAGTCATACCGCTGTTGTCGTCGGCCGCTGGTGACCAGGTAGTGCCATTCCATTTTAAAACCTGTCCTGTACCTGCCGATTGTTGCGCAATCTTCAAAGGGCTGCCAGATGTACCAGCCCCGGCCAAAGTAGCATCGGTGGTAACGGTTGCTGAAACGGTAGCGAACAAATCCCATACGCTTTTTGATGTCGCTAATTGCGCGTGTGTGGATGAAATGGAGACGGTTTCAGATATGGCGGTCGCTGTCTTGTCGACCAGTTGTATTTTTTGCGTTGCCCTTAATTTCTTTGCCGCCACTTCGTCAGGTTGACAGAAGGCAAGCGTTGGGAAAAGGATTAAAGCCGCCAATGCAAGCAGCATAAATTTAACTACATTTCTCATATAATCAAACTGGTGATTGTTACTGATGAAGTGATGCCGGAAAAATACACGACCGATCCGCCCGACCCGCCAAAGGCAAACAGTGTAACCCGGTGAACCGTACCGGCCCCGGCGTCTATTTGGCTGTATTCTGTGCCGCCGCCCGTCTCGCCTATATTAATGGTTTGCGCGGCTACTGATTGCAGTGCAACACATAACGCCCAACGCCCGGCCGGAATGACCAGCGAATAAGGCCCGGTTACGGTTACCGGTTCGTTTTCAGGTAGCGTCAATTGACTTTCGATCCACATGTACAGGAGCGAAAGCGTGAACGCCTTACCCGCAAACGTGCCCGGCCCCTGATACTGGAATGGTATACGGTAGTCCGGCGATAAACTGCCGACGGTTGGGAAAGTATGTACTTTAGTCCCTGCCATTTTTCGGTTTGATAATGTCCATTAGTTTGTTTTTAACGGCGCTTAGTACGTCCGTTCCGGTTACGGTCCCGACGTTCTCCAGTACGCTGTAAAACTCTGTCCCGGCGATGTAGCAGGAAATCGTTACCACCATCGGGAAGTCCTTAAAATACACGTCCTGCATAGCGTGAGCGCCAAGGATGGCGCACACGTACATGACGAACTTTGTCACGGAGCGCCGGAAGCCTTTACTGTGTACTGCTTCGCCTCTTGTCTTTGCAGCCTGTACGCCGGTGATCAGATCGGCAGCCACCATAAAAAAGGTGATACCGATAAAATCCTTTAGCGGCATTAGGTAGGTCACCATTGCCACAGCCGAACTGACCGCAAAGGCTTTGATTAAATACATTAGGTGCTCCATGTCCTTTTGTTTGTGTGCGAGTATCATTTTGCAGAAATTTAGAAAGGGGGAATTGATCGGTATTTATTTTGTGGCGTAGAACATGCCGAAACGGCCCATCGTTTTGCCGCCGTCGGTTTCCGCTTTACAGTCGGCCGTCGGGCAATTGGTATTATCATAGTCGGTAAAGTCGGCAGCGTTGGCGCACAGGTATTCTGTGATAGCGTCAGTCAGCGATTGAATGCGCCGCTTTGCCTGGTCCTGTAAAAACTTGGTGCCTGACACCCCGGCATTTTGAGCAAACTCTGGATTAGTTACAAAGGTTCCGTTTGCGCCGGTCTGCATGTTGATAAACGGTAATGCCTCATAATAGGTCGCCCATCCGCACAACTGCATCAGGTATTTTTTCCACAGTGTTTCGTATGCCGCCGTGCTGAATGCCTCCGTTACCGTGCCGATGGCAGTGTTATAGTTGCTGATTGTGCCGTCTTTTTCGGCCATCAGCGTATCGTATAGCGCCTGTCCAATAACCGGAACAACGTGCATCCTTTCGGCGTCGGCAATGTGCGGCGATATGAGCGACACGTCGAAACGTGCGTTCATTGGCGTTGCTTTTAGTACGCCGCCGTTGACCACCTCGTTAGGCTGGATTAGTGTCTGTGTTGTTATTGCTGCCATCGTTTGTTGCTTGTATTGGTTCGTAGCCTAATTCCGCGCGTTTTTCGTCGCCTGTCAGCGTGGTATCAACATTGATTTGGCCAAAGAATGACACCGGTGTGGTGTTCAATATTTCCAGGTAGGTATTATCAATTCCGCCTTCCTTCAGGAACACATTTACAAACCGGTTAAGCAGTACACTTTGCTTTGGTTTGATAACCGTGTTTTGTACCATCTGGAATCCCTGTAAAATTGACTGACTGTCGCCAAGTTTACCAGCCGTTTGCACTCCTGCGAGTTCTGGAATCCATCGGTGAGCCGTGATGATTGCTTGCGAACTGGCTTGCATCAGTTCCAGAAACTCGCCTTCGTTGGTCTTGCTTTCCACCGGCGTAAATACCGCTTTCAGGCTGTCATCGGACAAAACCTGAATGAGCAGACCGCCGTTATTACCTATGCCAAGCAGCCGTTTTTTTGCATCGGCAACAATCGCTTTACCTTCTTCTTCGGTGACCGCGCCAAAGAATTGCAGTACACCTGATGGGGTGTAACCATTTTCAATTTTACTTTGATTCCAGCGCCCGCCCATGTATTCCAGTGTAGCGAAGAACAACGCCGCTACCCAGCCGGGAATGCCGTAATAGTCAAACCCTGGTACATAGTTGGCGATGTGAATAACCGTGCGCTCCACGCCGTATTCGTCCGCCTCTGTCCATCGTGGGTATAGTGTCACCTCGTTTTTTTGTGCGTCAAGTGATTGCCAGTTCTTCCAGTCATCGGAAAAGGCAACCACGGTCAATTCCCCTTCTTCGTTCCGCTTTTTAATCCGGCCCTTTACGAATGGCTCGTGGCAGCAATACAATTCTTTGCCTTTGCGGCTCATGGTAATGTATGCGTTTCCGAACGTCTCCAAATCCATCGCGGCGCGCTCCATTACCTCGCTGATACTGTGCCCGTCTGCGTTCACGTTTTGCAACAGATCGTCCAGTTTGGCAAGGGTAGCCATGTCTGTGATTGGCTGGTTCTGTTTTGCCAGGGATTTAAACAGGGAGCCAGAACGGCCCGACATTGCCGAAAATCCATCACCCATGATCAGGGCAACCTTTTGCTGAATAATCGCGGCGCACGTTGGCGAGTTGTTTACCACAGCAATGATCGTCTTCAGCATATCATCATCCTGCGAGAAAAAACGCACATAGTCACCATCCATCACGACATTTTGCCGTAGGTTAATGGTTTCCTGCATGACATCCTTTGACAAAACAGGATTTGCCCGCGCTACAATGCCGCTGCAAATAAGACCGCCCGGACGGTTTTGCTGTCCGTTCGGGCGGTTTGAAATTTTACGCTTTGATTGCGTCATTACTTTTTGTCGGATTGGATGGCCTCTTTTACAGCCTCGGTGGTAGTGAACTTTTCTTTCCATGCCGGATCGGCTTCACATTGCGCCTTCAGTTCTGATTGCGTCAGTTTGCCGATCTCTTTTTGAACGAGCGCGCTACCGATTAAGCCGCTAAATTTGTATGCGAGGTACTCGTCTTTTACTTTGTACATAATCTATGGAAGTTCCCAGAAGTCGTCGTCTGCTGGCAACTCCCAAAATGTATAATCCGGGAGTTGCCAATAGTATACTTCCTCTGGGTTTACGTTAAAGGGACCCCCGCCCATCCCGGAGTAAATTTCGCTGCTGGTTCGGTAGTACGGGCTTTGAGTTGGTATGTGGTTTCAGATGGATCATCGAATTTTTTACCGGTTTTACGGGTAGATTTTTCCATCTTCACGTAATACTTATCTTCGACGGTTGGGGCTGAAGGATTGATACCCCACAACCAACACTCACCGTCTTCCTCTTCGTGAATCACGACAAGTCCGCAAGCGGAACTTTCGTAAAGCGCAAGGAGTGCGGTACGGTCTGCGGTTGTCCAGTTGATCCACGAAGCGTCGAGCATCTGCTCAAATACTTTGGATTTATTGACAAAAGAACCCTCTTCGGAAAATTCTACCGTTTCGCTTTCGTTTTCGAACAAATAAAACAACTTGCTCGCCTCCATGCTGATAGCGGTGATTGTCCCGGCCGATACCGTTACCGATGCGATTTCACTTCGGTTGGCAATGGCAACCCGACGAACGCCGCCGCTATTGTTGCCACAGGTTACCGTATGTCCTGATGTAAGTGCCATATCTTTTTTTTATTTAGTAGGTGAAAGGATATGGTGAATTAATAACCGACTGACATCAGTGACGGGTGAATGACATTAAAGCCCAATTTGAAACGGGTTTTCATTTTCACCTTTTCGTCTTCCTCATTGAACCAGATTTTAAACTGGTTTTCCGGGTCCATGACATCACCGGCAACAGCCAGGTTATTCGGTGGAGTGAGGAGAATTTGGTGGCTGTCAGTTGTAGCGAAATCGTTGGCCATGATTTGCTGCCATTCATACATCGGCACTACTTCGATATTGCGGAAAAAGAGTTTCTCCACACCGTCGATCATCATGCTACGACCAGCGTCACCGCCGCCGGAATTTTCCAAATCATCGCGGTAAGCGTCCCATACCGACAGGTCAGTATAGAATTTCTTCATGGTGTCGGGAATACCGCGCAAGCGAATGTCCTGTTTTGCGTATACCGCTTTGAGCGCGTCGATACCATCACCCGCACCAAAGGCCGTGCCGCTGGAGAGGTCAGAGTATGGCGTGTTGTTACCCGCTACAAATTCCGGGATATACTCGGTCCAAAGACCGTCGATTGCGTCGTAAGCACTGGAGGAGCTTTCTTTGCTGCCAAAGAACATCAAACGGAGGATGTCCTTTTTTGCGCCGGTTTTCACCTGACGCATAAGGATGTCCAGCAAAAGCGTGGGCGTCAGGTCCGACATGGAGGTGCCGTCTGCCATCAACTCCTCAAATACGGTATCTTTGAACTCGTCCCAACAAAGTTCCACGTCCGCTTTCACGCGGTCTACTTCGATCCAGCGCTCATATACTTTAGTGCTACCCGCTGCCTGGAATCCGCAACCGGTGTAAGACCGGACAATCTTTTCCATCGCTTCCACAAACGCGATCTTACGCTTGTGTTTCACGTTGGGAATCATGCGCATCTGTGAGCGCAAGTCCTGGTCCATAAAAATGGGTTCAAAAAACAGCGTGTTGGCCTCCGACCCCATGAGATTTAACGATAATGACTGATCTAACGTCATAGCTTAATTTTTTTTGTGTTTGTTTTTGTTTACAATGAGTTTACAGCCTCGTTAATCGTGCGGTAAGTCGGTAGGTGCTGCTTTGTGTTCCTGTCCCGGTAAGGATAATCCGGTGCCGTACTCCGTAGGTTTGTGCGCCGCTAAGGTTAACCACACCTGCTCCTGTTCCGGTAAAAGTCCCGATAGTGTACCAGTTTGTGGTGCCGGTGGTTTCGTTTGATTCCTGCAATACGGCGGCAATATTGAGCGTGCCCGTACCAGTGGTGCGGGTGAGCACGTAGTTATACCGGTAGTTTACCTTGTCCAGGCTAAGCGCTAAAGCGACGGTATCGGCTTCGGTATTGACAATGCCACCGGACGCTGCCAGCACTTTGTAATAGTTGCGCGGTTGCAAGGTTGTTTGAGCGCTGGCGTGGATGCCACCGATAAAAAGAAACAGCAGGGCTGCGAAGAGAAATTTAAAATTCATTGTGATGATTTTTGAGGTTAAACATTTTGGCCGCTTCCGGTAGGATTGTCCAGGACATAACCGGCAGGAAATTCGAGAATCCAATCCACTTTGTCAGATTTGTGGTTTACCCGCGTTTCTGCACTGAAGTAGATTTTCCATACCTTTTTCGGGTCCAGGCCCGATGTGGTGATGGCAACGGCGGTATTTGCGCCAATGGTAGCCGCGCCGTATGCTTCGTTCCCGTCAGCATCGACGATGCGCCATTTGAAATAGCGTAAACCGGTGGCGTTATACCCGACAACCGGCGTCATCGTGGTAGTAGTACCGGCAGAAGTGACGGCCCATGTCCAGGTCGGGGCAAAAGTGCCGCCGCCCACTTTGGTAACGCCATGTAATTTGAGCCCGTTAGAGGGCGTGCTTTGCGGGTTAGTCTGACTAAGCCCGCTGCTCATTGCAGTTAATGCCATTGTGTTTGTCTGTTTATAGGTGGTGGCTTATTTTGGCTTAGTTCTGAAGCGCCTTAGCCAGCGGTGCGAGTTTTTTTGCTACCGATGCTTTGATGGCGTCGGCTTTGCTTATTTGGATGGATGCGCTGGCAGCGGCTTTAGCCGTTACAGATTGCCCGGCCGCTTTCGTGCCTGCCTGTTTCTCCAGTGCTGCTGTGATCATGTTTTCGATTTCATCCTCCGTGTAGGTTTTGGCCTTTGCGGTGACGTCCGGCTCTGTTTGCTCTTCTGATTCCTGCGTTTCCGTTTCGGTTACGTTGTAGCCATTTTCAGCAAGCAGGTCTTTGGCTGCCTGGATAGGATCGGTGGCGTCTGCGGTATCAGTAGTCTCCGTGGTTTCGGTTGTTTCTTCCGCTTCTTCACCAGCAAGGAGCGCTTTGATCCTGTCCAGTAAGCCGGGTTTGTTTTTGTCTGCCATAGTTGTAGCAAGGTTTACCACCCGTTGGGGTGCGTTTTTATAGTGTGCGAAAATTTGCGTTGAAAGTTGCGCGGTGATTGCGCTGGTAGTGGCCTGTTCGTCGGCTCCAATAATCTCATCGGCAAAGCCAAGGTCGACGGCCTCTTTTGCTGTGAACCATGTTTCAGCGGTCATCCATGCTTTGATTTGCGCGGTCATATCCTCATCGGATTTGCCGTTCATCTTGTCGCGCTTTTTGATTCCAGCCAGGTACAGCGCGGCCATGTCTGATTCGATTTTACGGAGCGTTTCGACTTCCTGCGAAAGCTGGTCAGCCGTACCACCGCCCCACGTAGCCGGGTTATGGATCATGTACAGCGCACCGGCGTGCATCTGCACGACATCGGCACCGGTAGCCAGGATGGTAGCAGACGATGCAGCCAGCCCCATCACTTCGACGGTTACTTTGCCGGGATAGTTTTCGAGAAAGGCGCGGATTGCAATACCTTGGGTATAGTCGCCGCCGGGAGAGTTGAGCCGCACCCGCACATCTTCGCTACGGCCGTGCAGGTCGTACGATAATGCCATAAGCCCGTACCCCCACCATTCGCCGATTTCGTTGAAAATCTCGATGGTGTGTTCCGTGGCCGCTGCCGCGTTCACCGGCTTAAACCGGTAATGATCTTGTTTTTGTGCGAGTATTTGCGCCGCTGTCATGCGGCAAAGGTGAGGGTGTAGGTAGGTTGGATTGCTGAAAAACAGGTGACCGCTTTTTGCGGCTACTTATCAGGGCAATATCGGAACCTGGATTGCTCCTTTTTTATGGTCGTCCAGATAGTGCGGTCGGTTACTGGTAGTTCCGCTTCCAACGCGCCAACAGCAGACCGCCGCCGCCCGTTGGCCTTGTATAATTTTTCGGGGTAGTCTTCGATGACCATGTACTTTACCACGGTGCGCTTTGTAATCACCTGGCATTGCGTGGCGTATTCCAGTAGGCCTTCGGGCGTAGGTTCGATTCCTTCCCGCTTACACTGGTAGTTGTACTTACGGCTGACGATTTCATAAAAGCGCTTTCGGCAGCGCTCCCACTTTTCGCGGTCTTCCTTGTCAAGGATTGTCTTGTCGGTAGTTTCGGACATACATACGGAGTTTTGATATTACCCGGGTACGGCACCCGCGACAGTTAATGTCTTGTTTTTCGGTAGGTTCGATTTGGGTGTTCCATGTATCGAACAAAAAATTAAGGTCGCTTTCTGCAAAATCAATCTGGTTGACGGTGCGCTCCACGACCTCAACAACCCGTTCCTTTATCTCTTCCGGTAGATTATCAATATTCATGCCTGATATTATTGTTTTTTATTCATCAAATCATTCTTCAATTTATTATACATCTTCATAAAGTTCTCTACATGCTCCTCCGGCGTGTGGTTGTATTCGTCCGGTTTCCTTCCAATATTAACAACCCTTACCTTTCGGGTTGACTTTTGACTGGCTCCGTACAGGATCACCAACGCCTCTGTGAAAGTTATGATTTCCGGTTCCAAGATTTCGGGTGTCATTGCTGTATGTGGTTTTGCCCATTAATATTTACATTCACAAATATACTGCCATTTGTTGTAGTGTTGTTGTTTTCTACGGCATCAGGCGTCCGGGTAAAGAAAAAGCGCAAAGCAACCAACGCGAAAAACCCGGCAGCAATGTAGCCCAGGTGTTCACCTATCACCACAAACGCCATGCTTAAACCGGTAAGCATGGATTTGCACACCACAAAGACGGCAGTACCGGCGATGCAGATAAAACCCAAAAATAAAAGCGGTTTGGACATCTCTACGGCTGCCGGTAAATCGAACTCATATTTTGGTTGTGGCTCCGGTACGATCACCGTGCCGCCCGTTTTGTGGTAGGGTCCCGGCATAAACTCGTTACCTGTCCACTCACAACCTTGCTGGATGCCGCACAATTCACGAAAGCCGGATTCGTCACCACGTACCATCGTGCCTTCCAACATCTTTTGGTAGCGTGGAAATAGCCGCTGTGCTGTCAGTAGCGCGGTTTGTTTGTCGTTATTTTTTAGTGCCGTGTCAATTTTGGCACGGCCAATATCAATTAACTCCATGATCGATTTAGTTTAAATATAAAAGCGCGGATAATTTACATCACCCGCGCCGCGCTTCCTAACCGTGTTTTATACTATGAAAAAAACTGTGTACTTCTTAAAACTCAATCTCAAACCGCTCCTTTTGGGGTGGGCGTTGACCATTGAAGATCCGTTTGCCCTTTTCTGTCAGCCCTATTTTCTCCTGGCCTTTGACCGGCATTTGCTGAAGTCGGGACTGCTCCCAAATATAGACGCGCTGCCGGTGCTGTTCTTCTACCAGATCGGCCCATGCCTCAAAATCAATGAATGCCTTTGATTGATTAGTACGGGTTTGATAGATCGCCATGTGTACATCATCGGGCGTTATGAATCCATTGCCAGCGTAAAGAATCCGATCACGCACTAACTCGAAACGCTGTTCTACATCGGCGTCACCGATGAACTGTGATCTTATTAGGATAGGTCTGGTGTGCAAACTGATTGCTTCCATTGCAGCCACCTCTTCAGCCCTACGTCCGCGTGTTTCGTACCATGACCAAACGAAGTGGCCGGTGACCAAAAGACCGATTAAGAATATAATTGCGCTCATGATTTGAACCAGTTTAGTATTGTTCCAATGATAGACTTTTGTTTTTTCTGCCCGGATGAACGGCGGCGCTTTTTTGGCTTGCTTTGAAACGAATCTATTTCACGGGCAAATTGCATGTTTTTTTCTGCCCGCTTCCGGTCTTCGCACTCTTTGACCGCCTTGTTAAAGTCGTCTACTCCGTAGTGATATGCCATGTTATTGCGGATGTGGTGTATTAATTGGTGGAATAGGTGCCCAAAAAAGCACCTTATGGATTGTACAGTGTATTTCATTGTGCCTTATCATGCCCCACTCAAGCGTTCTATTTCTTCCCTGTATCGTTTGGATGCTTACAACCATGTGTAAACACCCAATAAAATACCTTACCTGGTCGTCATCGTTATAAGCAAGAATGACAGGCACCTCAAATTCTGGCAACGCTTCAGATACTTCCACCCATGCAAAGTCCTGTATCGGTAATGATTTAGCCATGTTTAGTGTGTCGGTTTAGTGCTTTTTAGTGTCGTTTTTAGTGTAAAAAACACTAACACTATAAAGCATTAATTTATTGATAATGAATTGATTAGGATTTTAGTAGTATTTTTTAGTGCTACTGTGCCGATTCTCCCCTCTCGATGGATAGGGCGGAACGGAAAGCAGCCAGGCAAACGTCGCAATAAGCCTTTGAATACCCGGTTGCGTCCTGTAATTCACTGCTTGCAATTGCTCCACCTTTTGCCGCAAACACTTCTTTGATGACGGTTGCCGCCTTTGCCGATACAACCGGTTTGCGCTTTGCCAGTTCTGCCATGTCAACCGCTGTCAGGTCTTTCACTACGTCGCCGCGCTTTACGTTTGCTTTATTCACGGTGATGATGTCGGCAAATGCTGTGCTTCCATCCACGTTAAACTCAAACACCCGCGCTTTAACCAGGTCTTTATCCTGATTATACCCGATAGTGGTGTAATTTTCCTTAACCTTCCTTTCCGCTGCAACGGTCGGGGCTGATTCGATCCTTACGAACAACCCCGACACGTCCTGCCTACGGTATGAAGGCCAAAGGAATTGGCGTATTTCGGCAAACAAATTAAATTCGGTACTCATTTTTCGGCTTAGTTTGTAACCTGATAGCGTTTTCAAGTCGCTTTTTGATGTTTATTGCGTCCTTTCGGCTTAGCGGTATGATCATCTGCCAGGTTGGTGATACCTCAAACCGCATTTCAATCTGTGGTTCTACGTAATCAATCGACAAATTAACAGGCCAAATCCCGCTCTCATTCTCAAATACGTACACTGCTGTAAAGGTGTACTGTTGGGGGGTAATCGATTTACTCATTTATGATTCGTGTTTTGTTGACTTCCATGTAGGGATTGTCCGGCAACACGAAGAAGGTTATTTTGATTCGCTAATAATTCTTTCCGCAACTAAATCCTGAAGCGGTTCACACTCGGCCATTATTGCGGTCGCCAATTGTTCGTTTCCACTCTTCATCAGTATTTCGGCTGCTGACCAAAGTATGACCAGTTTAAAAGTTGGATTTTCTGCAACCGCCGACAACGCCATTACATTTGACAGGATAGGCCCACTCATTTCGGCCTCGTGATCAAGGTCAGCGTCTCGAACAACACTGAACATAACAGGTGCTTTTTCGTAGTCTTTCATATTTTTATGCACGTGTATTTTTGAGTTGAAACATTGAACTGTACGAAACGATACTAAATAGGGCAGCACTGATATTGCACACGTACACTTGCAGCGAAGGATCGCCGCTATACCAAACCCAAAACGTTTGACCACCACCCCACATGAACACGCATGTAATGATTGCGCAAATGAACATCCCGTAATCCTGCGCAAATTGCTTATCACCTTTCCACATCTGCCAACCGGTGTTCGCATAGAACGCCACCAGTACAAGACCGATGAGCAGACCGCCGAATGAGAACTGCACAAAAGACCCGATGAGCGCCAACAGCATTTCAGCCACAACAATAAACACCAGCAGCAGGTCGCTAATATTCAAAGTGCGCTCATCGGTATCTTCGTCAATCTCCACCGCATTTAACACCTTATCTTCACGAAGCGGAATCTTTGCCCCTTCGATTAATTCAGTCGGCCAAGCCACATTCGATTTTTGCACAGGCTTTTGAGCAGGTTTGCTACCGTACCGCTCGCTCAAATGTTGCGCATTTTCAGGGCTGCACATATCAGTCAACCGTGCACCCTCGTACTTCCTGGATATGTACGCACGTACAGCTGATTCCGGCCACCCGTTAACCTGCACAAGATGTTTGTACGTTTTATGATCAGTATTATGTGCGTCCATGCCCATGTGCAAAATTGTATTGTTGCGCAAATGTAGTGGACTACACTACAACTATACAACTTTTGCTCAACTTTTTTTTGTAAAATTTTACGTGCGTCCAATTTTGCGCATAACTTTGCGGCATGAACACATATACCGTAACGATCAGTGAAGTGTGGCCGCACTTCATGGAGAACGTAAAACCGGCCATCTGGAAGGGGCTCGATAAGAGACAGCGCACCAGGATCACCAACGCCAACCGGGACTACCACGGCAAAAGAAAGCGAAAGGACGGTACAGTCGAAAAACTGCACCCACAACGGGTCAAATCAATTCTTTTGGATTTCGCCCCGGATGTGTACGAGTTTGTAGAATCGGTAGAAATAAAAACGGCCGCGCTTTAGGGCACGGCCGTCGGTTACTTTTTCGCCTCATACATTTGGATGATCGCCTTTTGCAAGTCGCCTACCCGGCAGACCATATCGGCTTTTGCTTTTCTTGTTATGCCTTTTTTGAGTACATAGCAGGATAGTAGTTCATTCAGCATCTCTAACTGTTCGGATGCACTTATCACAGGTGTAGCACATTCAAGATTGCCCATAATAAAATAGCGGTTTAAGTCTTGCAAAGAAACGATACCGCGTTTAAAAAACAAAGTGCTCAAATAAAAAGGCGACGGTCGAGTGGTCGCCGTCGCCTCAAAAATTATTTAGACAAAGTGGATGTGTGGATGTATTTGCTTAACCTATCCTGAAAGGCAAAAAATACATTCTCCAAAATATCTATTCTGTAACTGTTCCGGGCATGTTCGATCCTGAAAACCGGCACGCCATTTACCCGGCTGACCCGTCCACACTGCATACCTATTTCGAGCGCCAATTCCGGCGACATCCTGTACCGGTTTGCGTTAGCATACTGCCGGACTGTATGGTAATTGGCCTGCGGTAATTCGGGCTTCTTGATAACTGGCTGATTAGTGTTAATTTGAGACGGCAAAACCTGGAAGGCCTGCCTTTCTAATCCTGAAGTCCGCCCAAGCGTGGCCTTCATGTTAAATTCCAATTCCGTCAACCTATTTTCCATGTCCCGGAAAGTTTTAACAAAGGCCTCCAGCAGGTCAATGGGCGATGGATTAGCGGATCTATCCTGCTCTACATATTGCGGCTCGTCCTGCTCTACGTATTGTGGTTCCGGCTGTACATGCTGCGTGTTGTTTTCCAGTTTGTCCAGTACCAGGTCTTCCGCCCAATCCCGGAAACGTTTTGCTCTTGGCCCCCGGATAAAGAAACCCAAGCGGATGACGCCGCGTTTAGTCCAGAACGTATTTACATGTGAATAGCCTGCGCGCGGATTACCGTTGCAGTTTGCAACGGTAATAAAATGCTTGCCTTCGATGAGTTCGGCCGTGTGCCTTTTTCTCGTACTCCTTAGCGAGTTGGAGGCGATACCGTAAGCATCAGCGACAAATTCCGTTTTTAAAATCCATTCATTTTGCGCGTCAGGGATAACCGGCAGCCGCATTCCATTGTATACTGCAATTAATTCACGCATGGCACACCTCCTTTTGTTTCTGCTCCATGCGTACTGCATAAAGACGAGTGATAAATTCGGAGATAATGCAAGCGGAAAACACCGTGTTTTGAATGTGTGTTTTGCCGATACCTTTTTCACCAAGCGCCGAACTAAGCATTTGGTTAATGGTACTGATGTGGTCGGCCGGTGAAGCCTCTTTGAAAAATGCATCGATAACCAAGGAAAGGTTATCGTGTGGCTGACCCAGGATGAAGTCAGCGTCGGTGAGTTGTTGATCGCGAGAAGCCATGCGATGTAAAAGTGGTTAATAGTGAAAAATAAAATAACCCGTAGGGGGCTTCTCTCACACGGTCGGAAACCGGCAAGACCCTACGGGCTGGCTCGCGCCAGTTCTTTATTTACCAGAAAATAAAAGTCGGAAACTTTATTCCAACCGTATGAGAGAAGCGATACAAAGATACGGGAGTTAAATATTTTATGCAAATTTATTCATAAATATTCACTATATTTTTTTTTGGTAATTTTTCATAATACATTTGCATATCAATTCACCAACTTATCTATTCATGAAACACTTAATGACAATTTTATTATGCTGCTTTTTTATTAATGTTTTTGCCCAGGCAGACGAAAGCAAAAAAGATGTAAGTAAAACCGAAGCATTCTCATCAAAGTCGGGATCGCTTATACAAAAAGAATTTATTCTTATTGGAGAAATAAAAGGATGTAAGATTCAGGTAATGACTGTATCTGACCTAATCAATAATGCATCTATAAAGTCCCTTAGGTTTGAGTATAAGGATAAATATGTTTCAGGAACAAAGATTGCGGTTCTTGATAGCGATGAAGTCGATGGGCTGATTACATCTATAAAGATTATGCAGAGCAAAATACTTCCAACTACTCCATCTAACTATACAGAGGTATCTTATACCAGCCGAGGCGGCTTCCAGACCGGGTGTTATATATCAAAAGGGGCGTGGTCCCCATTTGTAAAGTTAGAAAAATTTGACTCGAACTCCTACGTATTGATTGACACAAATGACTTACAGCCATTACTATTATTAATTGAACAAGCCAAAGCAAAGATGTAGGTTGATTAACCCAGCGTAGCCAAAGTTTTTAACCGGTTCCCCTCGCTCAAATCCGTTTGCACATCCTCACTGACCACGAATGTCTGTATTCTATCGATACGTTCATTCGTGGCCTTGGTGTAACCGATTAACAAATCCTGATTCGCCTCCAATTGTTTCAGCCGTTCAGCACTGGTGATGCCTGACAGGTCCGGTGCTGATATAGGAGAACCGGCCGCGCCACCTTCGGCAAACCCAGGCACCCGCATAGCGCGGAATGTAGGAGCGCCGCCCAACATTGCCTGTTGCTTCCGGTTTAGTACCACCTCGCCCCGTTTCAGGGTTGCCAGTACATTGTCGCCGTTACTAAGTTGCGGGATATTTTGCGCTGTTACAATTAGCCCGTTATCCTGTTCCGGTACCGTTCCAATTCGACCACCTTCTGCCGCTGGCTGTGCCGCGATGACTGCCGTCTGTGCAAGGCCAAGACCGCCGGCAAGCGATGCGGCGAATATATTGGGCGCTGGTGGTGTCGCAAGTGCCCTAACAACAGCAAGCGCCGTGCTTATGATTGATTGCGCTATTGCAAAAGCCTTCGCCCGTTGCCCCTCTTCTTTCTCAATCCGCTCCTTTTCCTTTGCGATCTTTTCCGCATTGGCCTTCTCATTTGCCAATTGCTTTTCAAGTTCCACCTTTTGCGTACCCGTTGCGCTTTGTAGTTGCTTTTCGATCCGTGCTATACTTTCAGCGTTTGCATCTTCCCGCTCTTGTATCTTCCCGATTTCTGCCTCATAGAATGCTCGGCCGATGGTGTCGAATATCTGGAGTATTTGCTGCGAGTTCTGCAAACCTGCCTGCATCTCGTTTGCCCTGGATGCGCGCCGCTTCTGCTCCTCACTAATAACAATCTCCGTGTACTGCCGTTCCAGTTGCGCCCGCTTCAGGTTGAGCGCGTCCAGTTGGGTATTTAATTCATTGAACCCTTCAGTACTTAGATTGGTCGCACTATCCAAGTCGCTGATAGTCTTCTTTATTTCCTCATCTACTTGCAAAACCTGCTGTTGGATGCTGGATTTTTCCGCCTCCATTTTCAGTTTGATAATCAGTTCGTTTTTCTCATTGGTGCCGAGTGACGATTGTAGCGTCTGGTTAATGGCTTGCTCCAACCCGATAGCGTCGGCGTTCGCCTGGATAGCGTACCCCTGCCTGATGGCTTCCAGCCCTGACTGTATTTGCCGGAGCTGTAATTCCGAATCACGCCGGATGGCATCGGCCCGTATAGCCTCCAGTGCGCGAAGGTGCGTTTGTAATTCTTGTTGCTCGATCTGTTGCGCCTGTTCCCGCCGTGCCTGGATGTCAGCGAGTGCCCGCTGGTCAAATTCCCGTACACGTGAGGAGTTCGGCCCGTATGCCTCCACCAGTTTTAACCGGGCTTCGAGTTGCGCGGCTTCCTGCTCCCTGGATAACTGGGCGAGTTCTTCACCTACTCTTGCAAACCGGTTATTTTCTTCGGCGATTTCACGCGCTGTCTGGTCCTGTATAGCGTCGATACCTGCCTGTGCTAATCGGCTGGATAACTCATTCAGCAAGGCGATACGTTCTTCATAATACCGCGCTTCGGCTGCGTTGGCGTCCTGCTGCATTTTGCGGCGTTCTTCGGCGGCTCGTTTTGCGTCCTCTTTCGCTTGTTTACCGGCGATCTGTTGGGCGATGGTAAGCGCCTGGTTGCCTTTCCCGGTGTTTGCGAGTGGTCCGAATGTCGGCGCATTCGTTTTAAATATATCCTGCGAATCTTTCCGTGCTTGTTCGTTGGCTGCATCGCCGCCGGTAAGCGCCCCGGTTAATTTTCTTATTGCATCGTAAGCCGTTCCGATCGGACCAATAATAAAGTCCTTTATCGCCGTGCCCACAATCCCCATACGATCTTCAGAAAACAAATTCCAAAGACCCGATACCGCATCGGTGAGCATGGTAACCGTTTTGATACCTACCGTTTCTAACTGCGTAAAGAACGTGCCAGATGCGCCAGTTACCTTTGTCAGGCTTTCGGATAATTCCACCTTTGCTTCTGCCAGTTCCTTATCCGCTGCCAGTTGCGCTATTTGCTTTTGTGTGAGTGCGTCCGTTTTGTCGATAAGGTCGTCCAGGGTGCCCGAAAATTCGTTACTGCGCTTTATGACACCCTCGATCATCTCTTCTTCCTGTAATCCAGCCCGGCCACTTTCAGCCAGGGCCACCGTAAATTGATCCAGTGACGCCCCGGCACCCTTCGCTTTTGGTGCCATTTCGATAATCGCGTCCAGCCATTTACCGTTAGCATTTGCACCAGCAAGAAAACCCGATTCGATTTTTGCCAGTGCTTGCTCAAATGTGACGCCATAGTTTTTGGCTATTGCGTTCGCTGCTTGTAGTGCCTCTTCCTGATCAGCCCCAAACGTTTCCACAATGGCCATTACCGAAGATGTGGAGTTTCTCACCGCCTGTTCGCTCTCTTTGGATAGCCGCCCGATATTACCCCGGAGCAGGTTTGTCTCCTTGCTAAACTCCTGAATCGCCTTTACACCTTCCAGGATCATAGACGCCACCTGAAATCCGATGAAAGCACCGGTTAATAATTTGGTGCTGCGTGTTGCCGCCTGTCCTACCTGGTCGATGCCATCACGTACCAGGCTAACGGCGTTATCGAGTTGAGCGAAACCCGGCACGGAGTTCTGAAGCATACCCCGGATAGGCGCAAACCCTTTTTCAAATGCGCCCTCATAGTTACCGACGTTCCGCTGGAAATTACCGATGCTCGCGTCAATATCTTTGAGTTCTTTGTCCAGAAGTTGTATCTTTTTTACAACCTCTGCCCCTATTTCACCGTCACGCTCTGCCTTTGTCAACTCCCTGAATGCCGCCCGAAGATTACCAAGTTCGGCGTTCATCGCCCTGTACGTCTTGGTACCATTGCTTCCCGCCACTTCAAACTCGTTTCGGAGTAGCCGCTGAGCGTCGGTGGCGTCCTTTTGGTGTGACTGGAGCTGAGCGAGTGTTTTAGATAATTTAAGGTATTCGTCCGTTCCGAACTTCGCGTTTTTCAGTTCGTCGTTGGTGGCTTTAATTGCCTTGGTGAGTTCTTCCCGGGTCTGTATAATTTCTTTGCTGCCTTGAATTTCGACCTCAAAGAGAATGATTTTTTTTGCTGCCATGTTATTGCACTAATCCCCGAATGTCAGGGTTTTCGATGTCAGAAATTCGCGCCGCCGCTGGTGAGGCGTCGCATTCGATCAGGGTTTTTACACTTCCGTTACGGCCTGGTATGTACCCGTCAATTCGTTTGAGCAGGTAGGCCGCGTCATTGATCAGTAGTTTTTGCCGGAAGTTCAGGTTTACAATGTCCGACGCCTTCCAAAATATCCACTCTTCGGCTGTTTTCCCCAATTCCATTCGCGCAATACGCTGCATGTGGTAGCGCTGCATTAGCCCCGGCAGCGGCTCGCCGGTATCGGTCGGCTCGTTGGCAAATGACAATGAAGGATCGGAGCCGGTCGCGTCGGAATAATTTACAAACCATGCGGCCGGGAAGTCGTAAGCATCGCCACTGCCGGAAAGTGTTACATACCCATCTAATCCGGCACGACGACCACCGAAGTAAAGTATTCGCGGCTCGATACTATCGGATATAGTAACCGGTATTACATCCCCGCTTGAATCTGTCTCATTAAATTCCGACTGCTGAAGCAATGGCAGTATCGGTATAACATCGCTACTGGAGTGCCTTATTTCATTAGCCCTGTACATCACTGTTTTGCACCAGTATTTAACCTCTTGCTCTGTCTCGCCTTCCTGGAATCTGTTATCAAGAAAGTTATAGCGGGCATCATAGAGTTTTAAGTCAGATGCCTTTTCCAGATTTTCAGCGTTTTGATCAACGCCATCAGTGCGCCATTTCAACCGAAACTTTTCATGTGTGCTGTTGACTGCCTTGTATGACGCCCGTTTTTTCAGGTCAATCTTTGCGGTAACATCCTGCCGGGTGCCGTTGTAATAACCCTCATTGATTACCCCGCCGGAAATGTACCCGTCGGATGGTTCAATTCGCACTGCGTATTTGTCGGTGTCGGTATCAAACTGAAGATTGAACGGCGCAATCATACCCAGTATCAAATCCGACGCCTTCCATTCGGCATCACAAAACACACTTAAGTCAATGGTGTAGTTTTCCCCAAACTCAAACGCTGGCTTAATTCCAAATACAGACCGTCCAGCAGTTGCGCCTATGCCTCCAGCGCCGTACATTCCTATCTGCTGCCCTGCTGTAAGGAAAACGGTTTGTGTTGCCAATGGTGAGCCGGGCGTTAACGTGCTGCCTAAAACAAGCCCCAGCGAATCATCGAGTATGATGTAAAAGTTTTCCGCCTTGCCTCCCCACGTAATCGTATAGTGTCCTGAAAACGGAACAGTGTAGAACCCTGTAACAGAATCGTAATGCCCGTTAATGTTGTCGGCAGCAGCCGTCCCGTCAATCTTTATCAAAGCGGGACTACCCCCACCAATGATATTTGGCAGTGACGTTGTATTGTTCACATCCTCCATGTAAATCTCAAACTGCCTAACATAGTCCTCTGAATACGGCCGCGCCGGAAGCGCATGAATATACCGTTTCGCTTCATCTGTTTCAAAGAAATCAGATTCCACGGTATACCCGCAAAGCCGGAACGCCTCACGAATCATCGGCACGACGAACGCAAAAAAGGAATGATCTGTGTATTTAATACCGTCCGTTTCGCTCCAATCCTTCACCCTGGCCAAAAACAGCCCCCATTTATCCACGTCCGGGTCGGCGTTCAAATAATCAGCCGCCCACGCCTCCGTAAACTCTTCACCGGTGATGTAGTCGCGCACCAGGTCACGCACCAATATAGACTGCATCTTCGCAAACCACCCGGCATTATTACCAATCAGGGCGATTTTGTAAGCATCGGCCCGGCGTCGGTAGGCGTCACCACCTGCC